TTGGACCTTCATAGCTCATAGACCTGTTAAGTTCGTAAAGTATGTAATGGGCTTAGACTTTGGATACAATCACCCTACTGCTCTAGTCAGAGTCTACTACTGTGACAATGATATCTTTATTGAGAAGATTATCTATGAGAGCTACCTCACCACTACTCAGCTGATAGAGAAGATGGATGCACTGAATGTAGATAAGCATATAGAGATCATGGCTGACTACTCTAGGCCTGAGATAATTGCCGAGATGAATACTGCAGGGTATGATGTGCATAATGCTAACAAGGTAGTGAAGAAAGGCATAGATAACATAAAGACCTTTGGAGTATTTTGTCAGGAGGATAAGCAGATAATGAAAGAGTATGAGAATTATAAGTGGAAAAAGATAGGAGACCAAATCATGGATGAGCCTGTCAAATTATATGACGATGCTATGGATGCTATCCGTTATGCTACCACTTACATAAGACAGGAGTATTACACTGATGACTCTTACTATTCGTTCTAAACATAAACCTACTTTAATATAATATAGTTATGAGTGATACATTAAAACAAATAGCCGATAATCTAGGAGTGACTACCATCAATGGTAGCTACCTTAGTGGCATAGCTGACTACTATGGAGTAGACCTAGCCACCTCTACTGACCTAATGAGAGATATCTTAGTTGAGGTAGGAGGCAATCCTGCTACATCTACTGACTATCTTCAGGACATAGTGCTAGAGTTAGGGGGGACAATCATTAATGATAATTGGATGGAGGGATGGCAAGCCATTACATCAGGTCCACCTGCTGCACCTGTTAATACTGTACTACCTAATGTTACAGGAGTTGCTATAGTAGGTGATATACTCACTACTGATGATGGCTCTTGGACAGGTAGTCCTACTAGCTATGCTTACCAATGGAAGAGGGGAGCTACTAACATAGGAACGAATGCCAACACTTATACATTAGTTAATGCTGATGCAGGTCAATCTATTACCTGTGTAGTGACAGCTACGAATGCAGGAGGCTCAACACCTGCTACATCTAATGCTGTTCAAATACAAAATTTCTTTACTACAGAATGGACTACTACAGCTTCAAGTGAAACGATAGAGTTACCTTATGCAAATACCGGTACTTATTCTGGAACAATAGATTGGGGAGATAGTACAACAAGTGCTAATAGTTATGCAAATAGAACACACACTTACGCTACAGCAGGCACATATACAGTAGTAATTAATGGGATTGTTAATGGGTGGAATTTTGGAAATAATTTTGGCTCAATTTATATAACTTCAGTAGTACATTGGGGACAGTTACAATTAGGACAAAATTTACAATCTTATTTTGGAGACTGTCCTAACTTAGATTTATCTTCAGTATCTGATGTGCTTGACTTATCAGGGATGTATGACTTAACTTATATGTTTGGAAGTTGCACATCTCTTACTAACATCAATAGAATCGGTGAGTGGGATACTTCAGCTACTACAGATATGGGTGCTATGTTTCAATTTTGCACTCAAATTAATTTCAATATAGGTACTTGGGATGTAGGAAGCGTTGTAGCTTTCTCAGACTTTATGGCTGATGCTACACCTACATTCTCTACTACTAACTTAAATGCTATCTACAATGGATGGGTTAATTTTCCGTTACAGTCTAGTTTAAGTATATCTTTTGGCACAGCACAATACACAGCAGCAGCATCAGCAAATAGAGCAACATTAGTAGGGTTTTCATATAATTGGACAATAATAGACGGAGGAATAATATGAGATACTTTATAGTTTACAACAATGACAAATTAGTATTCCATTATGGAACACTAACTGAGAAACAATTCTTATCTACAGGACTTGACAACACATTCTTAACTGAGAATAAAAAAGAGTTTGTTAAGAAGTTAAAGGATGACTTTGATACTGAAATCAAAAAAAAGAAATAGATGCCTAGCACTAGTATAATAGCACAACCTGAAAAGTTAATGCCTGCTTACAATCCTATTAAGTATATCATAGATAATACTAATAAGAATGAGCCTGGCTTCAGATATATCTTCACGATCTATCCTGCTGCAGGATCTCACATCCCTGCCAATGTAGTGGCTCAATATAAAGTGCTACCTACATATGGCACAGGGTATGGTGAGCAGGATATCTCACTACTTATGCAGTCGTTGGTGACTTATAAAGAGTCAGTTATTTTAGCTAATGTCATTGTCAGAAACTTAGAAACATGGTATCAATATGATGTAGACTTAGGGTATGAGTTTATAGATAACATATACTATACTACAACTTTACAGGATAACGGTGGGAATGTGAGGATATCATTTAATGCTCATGGCTTCGTGTTAGGTGATCAGGTAATAATTGCTCAGACAGGTACAGGTCCTACAGGCAATCCTACACTTGAGGGATTGCATACTGTTATATCTGCTACTGCTAATCAGTTTACTGTCAATGTCCTTTGGTCTACTATTGGTGAATCTACAGCTAATGGTAATGTAACCTATGCAGATTTAAGAAAGACTCAGGTATTAGATGATGTAAAAATAACTAACAAGGAGGTATTTAATGGAGCTTATAATAATAATATTAATACAATCAATGAGCCGAATTTTTTCCCTAGTGCAAATTACTTAGGCTTAGCAAATCCTTCGGGTCTTTTAATGACTAGTAATTATGCTAGTCAATATTATCCTGCAGCTGCATTTCCAGAAGCTCAATTCCATTACAACCTTAGAGTGTATGAAGGTTATGAATATGAAATAATATGGTATGATATGGATGGCAATTTATTAGATAATATGGTTTTTGAATCTGATAATGATGGGGTGATTTCAATATTTGTAGGACCTACATCCTTAGTTACTCAAGATTATTATGTATATATTAGTAGTATTAATGATACAGCTAATAAATTTTACTATTTCACCTATGACAATAGATGCACCATTAATGATCAACAGCTTATCTACTTAGATAGAATGGGATCATGGCAAGCTTTTTCATTTCAATTAAGAACCTATGAGAAAGGGCAGATAACTAGAGAGCAATATAATCAGCATATAGATGGACAGGTAGCGAGTAGTCAATGGGTAGGAAGAAATCTACAAAAAGGTTCTAGAACTTATAACACTAATGTCACTAAGACCTTTGACTTGAATACTAATTGGATGGGGCAGTATGATGCTAAGAGATTTCAGGAGCTACTAACATCACCTCAAGTATATTACTATTCAGCTGATTACTTTTGTGCCTGTGTAGTAGACTCTAGTAGCTTTGAAGTATTTAGCCAAAAGAATAAGAAACTAATTAAGCAATCGGTTACTATTAGATTAGCACAGCAAGATCCTATCAATGGTTAGAATACAACTTAGCACAGGATACCTAGATGTCAAAGAGGGTACATCATTCCCTCTGAACTTTAGTATAGGGGATATTAGAGATATATCTAAAAGAACAGGATCATTCTCTAAGACCATCACTCTAGTAGGCAACAGCAACAACAATACTCTGCTTAATCATTACTATGATGTAAACATTCAAGCAGGTACTTTCAATATCAATACAATCACTAGCTGTGATGTCATTGAGAATGGAATCCCTGTTATGACTAATGCTACTCTTCAGCTCACTAACATAAAGAAGTCACAAGTGACAGGAGCTTATGAGCAGATGGTGGAGTATGAGGTACTGATTAAAGAGGATAGAGGTACATTCTTTACTGACATCTCTAATAAGTATCTGACTGATTTAGATTTCTCAGACTTAGATCACTATGTAGATCCTGATGTAGTGATTGATACCTTTGATAATACAGTGAATAATGGCTATAAGTATGTGATGCCATTTAACATAGACAATCAATATCAGTTTAATTGGTTTAAGCCTGCTATCTATGCTCAGACTTACTTTGATAGAATCTTCGCTACAGCAGGCTATAGTTATACTTGGGCAGGATTAGCTGATGCTAACTTTGATAAGCTACTGATACCTTACAATGGTGATCAGAATGTAGTGGATTGGAATGATTATAAGGTAGTGGCAGAGAAAGCAGCGTTTAATGAATTAAAGACTCAGACTATACTTGGCACAGCAAATTGGACTGTTTTAACTCAGCTTCCTATGGAGGCTAGAAATTTAACTACAGGATTTACTGAGATATCAGATCCTGCTAATATATTTAATACTCCTATTAATGGTAACTACACTACTCCTCAATGGGTAGGCATTGGCTCAGGGGAATCTTATATATATGAGGTAACAATGGCAGGTGAACTGTCTTTAAATTTTAATACATCAGTAAGACTATATCCTGATGGGATTGCTGCCTATAGAGTTTTTTTAAGAGTAAAAGTAGCAGGTTTTGGAAATGTAAAATGTTACTTACCTGATTTAATTTATAGTGATGATGTTAATTATTTTTCTACTCCTACAGTAACATCATTAGGTACATTCAATCACATATTTACTTTCAATGCTACTACTGATGGTACAGGAGGAGGAGGTATAGATGTAGGAGATATACAGATAATGCAGATAGGAGTAGATGTAGTTAATACTTTTGCTCAAGGAGAAGTATTTAATACTTTTGTTTATTGGCAGCCAAAAAACGGTACTACTCCTCAGACTCCTAATATAGATTTAGACATCACTAATTTTGATGTGACCATCAGACCATCTGATAACATCCCATTGAACAGTGGTATCACTACCATGAATACCTTTGTACCTGAGAAGATTAAGCAATCAGATTTTATCAAGAGTGTATTTATGATGTACAATCTATATGCTACTCCTGATATTGAGAATGAGAATAACCTAATACTAATCGCTAGAGATGAGTACTATGATTCAGGTAAGGCAGTAGATTGGACCAACCTACTAATGAAAAACAAAGAGCAGTCTATGATCTTTATACCTGAGCTTAACAATAAGAAATTAAGACTCAGCTATAAGGCAGATACTGACTCACCTAATACAGTCTATACTGATGTCACTAGAGAAATCTATGGACAGGTAGAGGTAACCTTTGAGAATGAGTATGTAAAGGAGATAGATGTTAAAGAGCTTATCTTCTCACCTACTCCTGTACAGCCCACAGTATTCGGTGCATTCCTACCATTACTAAATGGTGCAGCTCCTAAGACTAATATAAGAATCTTATTTGATAATGGACAGGTAACTGCTC